CGTTCACCCCTGCGCCTGCGGCCAAGCCCGCTACGTTCAAGGTCACCAAGGACGTGCCAGCACCCGCTGAGGCTGCACCTGTGGTACGCGAAGCCAAGGCCGCTACGCCTGTGGTGGCGGACGGCCCGAACGTCAACGCGATCCTCGCCGCATGGGGCGACGACGCTGACGACTGATTTACGGGGGCGGCGGTAAGCGCCGTGAGCAGTGTCCTTTGCTGAGTGTCTCCCACTGCGATAGCTCCGGGTTGCGCCGGGGCCGCCCCCACCACACACCATGTACACCACAAAGATCATCCGGCGCAACGCCGACGCTGACCCGGGCCTGCTCGGTGTGCAGCTTGGTCGCCTGTGCATCTACAGGCACGTCTCGGTGAACCAAGTGGTCGCAGACCTTGGCGTGACCAAGGCTGCGGTCTACTCATGGTTCTCGGGTCAACGGGATGTTTCCAAGCACTTGCGCTCCAAGGTCTTGGCGTATTACCGTTCGATCCTCGCCTTGCCCTGACCGGGCACCCATGCACCGTCCGCAACGCTCGCCGCGTTTGTGGCTAACTCCGTGTCACCATGTCTCCAAAAGAGTTCCTTGAGAACGTCCTCCCACATGGCACGCGATACTCTCTCAGGCTAGTCAAAAAGATTCCGCTGAAAGACACCCTCGTTTGGGACCGTCGTTACACCTCCTTTGCCAACATGGCAGAAGCCGTTGAAGAGTTCAACGGTAACGGATGGGACGTGTACTACGCAACCGCTGGGTTCGGTGCGGAAGAGCACTCGAAGGCTACAAACGCAGTCGCCAAGAGGGAGTTTTACGTCGACGTGGATTGTGGGCCGAAAAAGCCCTATACCGACAAGGCCGCTGGCCTGTCAGCACTCCGTGAATTTTGCAAGACAGTAGGTCTGCCGAAGCCTACGCTGATTGATTCAGGCAATGGCCTGCACGCACACTGGTATCTCGACAACCCTATACCGGTGCATGAGTGGAAGGCGACAGCCGAAGCCCTGAAGGCCCGCTGCGTCAAAGAAGAGTTTGAAGTCGACGGTGACTGCACCGCCGACATCGTCCGGGTACTGCGTGTCCCCGGCACTCTGAACAGGAAGAACGACACGCCGGTCGTTCTGCTCACACCGATCAAGTATCACGCCTTCGAGTCCATCCGTGACGCAGTGGGTGTGGCCGCTGCTGACATGTTCGCCAAGGCCCGGGCATTGTCGGGCGGGGTCTCTGACGAGACCAAGAAGTTGTACATCGACCCGAACCGGATCAGCAAGTTCGAGACGATCTGGATCAAGTCCAACAACGGCGAGGGCTGTGCGCAGATCGCTGAGGCAGCGAAGAACCAAGAGGCCGTGCCCGAGCCCGTGTGGCGTGCCGTGTTGTCGATCGCTCAGCACTGTGAGGATCGGGACTGGGCCATACATGAGGTATCCAAGAACCACCCGAACTACAGCCCGGACGAAACCGAGCGCAAGGCAGCACTGACCAAGGGTCCGTACACATGCGAGTCCTTTCAAGGACTGGACAACGCCAAGCTGTGCATTGGGTGTCCGCACATTGGCAAGATCAAGTCACCGATTCAGCTTGGCTCCGAGATCAAGCTGGCACCGCCTGAGCCCATACAGGTCAAAGTCGAGAGTGAGACCATCGAGATCCCGCCATATCCACGGCCATTCTCTCGGGGTGCTACGGGCGGTATCTATCACGACATCACAAAATCAGATGGAGTAGAACGCGTCAAGATATACGACCACGACATCTATATCTACAAGCGGATGCGTGATGGCACTGGTGGTGGCGATACGCTGTGGGCTAGGCACCACCTCCCTCATGGTGACGTGCGAGAGTTCAGCATCCTCCAGAGTGAGATAGCAGCGGCGGACAAGTTCAAAGAAGCGGTGAACCGCGAAGGTGTCATTGCTTTTGACCCCCGTCAGTTGATGTCTCTACAACAGATGTTCGGTCTGATGATCCGCGACTTGCAGTTCCGGGAGAAAGCAGACAACATGAGAACCCGATTTGGCTGGACCCCAGATGACACATTCATCATTGGGAACCGTGAGTACACCAAGCGCGGCGTCATCTATACACCGATCGCCAAGCCCATCGAGCACTACGTACCGTGGCTGAGTCCCAAGGGTTCGATCGACGTGTGGAAGCAGGCCGCTGCGCACTACGACACGCCGGAGATGGACTTCCATGCGGCGGGGGTGCTCGCCGGGTTTGGCAGTGCGCTGATGCACCTATCACCGGAGAACGGCGGGATCATCAACTTCTACTCGAAGAAGTCAGGCACCGGCAAGACGACCATCTTGCGCATGGCTAATGCGATATGGGGAGATCCTGTGGCTCTGATGAAGGATGCGCAGGACAAGACCCTGACCAAGGTGCACCGGCTGGGGGTGATGAACGGGATCGTTGGCGCTCTTGACGAGATGACTAACGCTGAGCCGACTGAGATGTCGGAGCTGGTCTACAACAACACACAGGGGCGCGGGCGCGACCGTATGGAAGCGGGGCGCAACATGGAGCGAGTCAATAACGTCCGTTGGAAGCAGATATCTATCTGGTCTAGCAACTCTACGATTGAAGACCGGCTGATGATGATCAAGAGCGATCCGGCTGGGGAGCTGGCCCGTATCCTTGAGATCCACCTCATGACACCCGTACCCTCTGATGTGCTGGAGACGAAGAAGCTGTTTGACAATTTGTTGATGAACTACGGCCATGCGGGTGACGTGTTCATGCGTTTTGTCATCCCTAACCTAGACGAGGCTAAGAGGATATGGGAGAACACACGGGACAATATTTACAAAATGGGGGACTGGACTCAGACTGAGCGGTTCAAACTCAACAACGTGATCTGCATCATCGCTGCTGGTGCCATCACAAACCAGATCGGGCTGACCAGCTACAACATCAAGAGGATCTTGGATAAGCTCCTTGCGCTGATCAAGCGGGCGACGGTAGAACAGAGTGTGTCTGCGACTACGGCGGTGTCCACCGTTGCGTCTTATATCAACAAGAACATCCGCAACGTGCTGATTGTGAACAGGAAGCCTGCGGCGGTGGGCATCAATGACAGGCCCGCACTGGAGCCTATGGGTGAGTTGTTGGTACGGTATGAACCTGATACTGACACGCTGTGGATTACCAAGAAGGAGTTCACCAAGTGGTGTGCACAGGCCTACATCAACGTGAAGGAGCTGTACTCCTCCTATACCCGTGAGACGGGTGGCACCATGACTCTGACGAAGAAGCGGATGGGTGCAGGTTGGCGCAGTGACTTCGGCCCGGTAGACGCGATCGAGTTCCCGCAGGCCAAGAAGGCTTTGAACCTTGACCTCGATGTCTCAGCGAACCAAGCAGCTACGTCTGGTTGACGGCAGGCTAGTGCACCGTGAGGCTGAGTACCAGCTCCCTGAGTGGCTGGAGATCGGGCAGAGCTTCTTCCTGCCCACACTCAAGAGCGACGAACTGGTCACCAAAGTCAAAGCACGTTACGCGGCGCGGGGCATTCAGGTGGTGCACGAAACGCGCATCGAGGCTGACCACCTTGGCATCAGGGTCTGGAGGGTGCTATAGTCCCGCCCGTCAATGGCTCACACCGTTTGACTGTGCGTCTCCTAGTTAGCCCCGGGTTGAGCTTGCTCCTCGGGGCACTTTTTTATCTCGACGCGTCCATCGTCCGCTGCTCCTCGGTCACCTGACGACGCAGTCGGTACACATCCCGAGCCAGATCGTTCTGTTGAGCACGTAGGTCGTTGATGATCACGCGCCGTTCTTCAGGTGACAGGTCCGTCATCTTGTCGATGGCCCGGGCCTGAGCGTTCAAAGCGCGGATTGCCTCCATCGTGCTACGCACCTCACTACGCACCACGTACAGGCCGAAGTTGTCCTTGAGGAACTTCTCTGCGTCGTCAGGGTTGTTCTCCAGCTTGCGCCTGTACGAGTTGTAGACCTGCTCGACAGATCTGTCGAGGTTGTAGATCTCGTCGAGGTAGCGCATGCCGACCGGGTCCTTCATCACAGCCGAGGCACCTGTGAGCTGAGCTGCAATCGTCTGGTGTAGGGGGCGATCCGTCCGCGTGGGGTTCACCATGACATCAGCAACGCTCAAGGCGATACCTGCGGACATACCGAACATGCCGCGCACCAAGTTCTCCAGCATGATCGGAGAGACCTTCAGAGCCTCAACCCCTGTCGACGTGGCGATGTCAGTCAAGGTTCTGGACGCAGCCTTCATGGCTTCTGAAGTGCCGGTACCGTAGCGCTCGGACGGGTCGAGGGCCAACTGCGCCTGAGACTCCAGTGGGCGTCCAAGGAAGAACGAGTAGTTGGCGAGGTTCTCAAGGATAGGCTTCAGGACCTGCGGGGTGATGTTCGGTGCCGAGAAGATGTCGACACCGTTGAGCATCAGTTCCTTCAGCACCCGCATCGCGTCGCGCTCCTCGGGAGTACCTTGGAGCTTGAAGTACTGCACCACCCGTTCAGGGATAGCCTTGAAGAAGAACGACAGTTCCGCAGGCAGCGGGACAGCGGGCACGAAGCCAAGCTCCTTGCCACCCGGGATGACCCAGTTCCGGTCGCGGACGTAGTCGGGTAGGTTCTGGTACTCCTCGTCGTCCGACATCATCAGCGCGTAGCCGAAGCCCATCGCCGTGAGCACCCCCATCCGCTTGTAGAACAGGTTGCGTGCGTAGCCCGTCGTCGCGCCGATGCTGCGCTGGGCGCTCGGGTTGCCTGCCGCTGCGAGTAGGAGCTTGTCCATCGAGCGGGCGTAGGCGTTGAAGAACGGGATGGTGCGGATGAGGTAGTCAGCGGTCTTCGACACACCTCTGCGGCTGAAGTTGATGATCTCCCGGGCGCGTAGTTCAGCCAGTGCCCGGTCACCGGTCTCCTTCAGCGTCTGGTTGTAGATCGCCTCACGCACGGCGACGTCCGAGGCCTTGGCACCGGCCTCCATGATGCGCAGGATGGCCTTGCCGACGGAGCGCGGCGCGAGCCCCGTCTCCTCCAAGATGTTCTTGACGTTGCCACCGATGATGGTGTCATAGGCAGGTACCACACCCGACTTGGCGAGATCCCTGACACCAGCGGACTGTGTCCCCTTGATCTCGTTCCACCAATTTCGAGGGAAGTTCAGCAAGATGCGGGGGAGCATCGCAGTGGGGTTCTTGACTCCCGAGTGCACATACGCCCGGGTTATGTCATCAAAGACCTGTTTTACAGCGAAAGGCGGTGTAGCGGTCACGCCGATACGCAAGAACTGCGAGAACTTCTGTGCCCCTCGGATAAACGCGGGTACATCTGTTGTCGGTGCACCAATGAACGCTGCGAGATTGGCAGGGTCCGGGACGTAGAAGACTTTCTTCTGTCCGTTGACGTAGGTGTCAACGAGCGCACCCTGCTTATTGTTGTCGATAGCGTCACGGTTAGGGACAAACTGCGCGTAGCCAAGCAGCTCCATCTCAGGCAGCGCACGACCAACTGCATCTGCCTTCATCGACTCATTGACCATCCAGTCCATGAGCTTCGAGAAGTTCTCAACAGGGTTTTGTGTCTGACGGTCTTGAGAGCCTTTGTACTTCGCAATCTCCTTGAACGCAGCCAGCTTTGCGTTGGAGCCTCCACCTTGCGGAAGTGCCAGATTGTCGAAGTCATCAATCCGGGAGAAGGGGACGTAACCTATCGCATCCTTCCACACTTGGGCTTTGGCTGGCGTGATGCGGCCAGCCTCAACCATTGCGTCGATCATAGCGAAGCGAATAGCATCGAGCTTCTCACTCACTCCCTTGATGAACGCGTCAGACTGGAAAGCCTGCTCTGCTGTTGCAGCCTCTTGAGGAGTCAAGAAGAAGTCGAGCCCAGCGGCCTGCGGAGAGTTCATCAACTCATATTCGCGATGCGAAGCCAGTGATTCCCCAACTTGATTCTTGAACGTTTCAGGTGCGATACCCCGTGTCTTAGCCTCAGCAGCGATGTCTTTGAGCACCTGCTTATAGCTGATGTCCTCACCGTTATAGTTCAGCGTCTCGACACTGAGCAGTCCGGTGGGGTCACGGCGCATGGTGCCGTACTCTTTCACCTCGCTGGCAAAACGCGGCGCATCCAGTGCCCGGGACATGAGGAATACCGGGTTGTAGTCCCCCCGGTTGTCGCGGATGCGGTTGCCATAAGCCTTGGTGAAGATGTAGTCGACGCCCGCCAGCAGGTCCATCGCCTGTGCACGGAAGCCGATGGCTTTGTTGCCACCGAACTTGGCGTCGAGTTTGTTCCCCAGCGTGCGCTCTTCCTTCTCTCCGACGAGATTTGGTGTAGTCTCAGGAGAGAGATCGAAGTACTCCGTTTCAGGTGCAGTAGGTGTAGTACTTGCAGGGGCGGGGGACTTACTTGCCGCGTCAGCGGCGTCCTTCAACTTCTTGAGTTCTTCTGCTGTGAAAAGATTGCCAGTATAACCGCGAATGTCTAAGCCGGTATATCTTGAGTCTTTCACACCGAGATAGATAGGGTTACCCTTTGAGTTGCGGCCTTCAATCAAGCCTATATTGCTTGATGGTCCGTCAATCCAAACCGGTTTCATCCCAAAACGAAGTATCCATGACGGGAAACCAGTCGTGTTCGCCTGCCTACCAAACGACTGGTACTTCTTGTTCGCCTCTTCAATGTGGCCTACGAGGGACTCATCAAGTACGTTTTCGGAGATGGTCATCAACTCGGCAAGTGCCGAAGTTTCTTTCCCTTTCAGCTTGAGTACTTCAGATATAAGTTTGAAGAACCTGCCAAGGAAAGTGCCACCAGTTGGGCTGGGTGTAGATGCAAGCCAATTCTGGAAATCAGCGTTGACCAATCCGTAGGTTATCAACTCTTTTGAGTTTTCTAGCGCGGCGGCGAACAGACGTTTTTGCCCCAACTCGAAGAGACCGTTTTTGTCCTGTTCTTTGAACTTAGAGACAAGTTCTTTATGGAGCGCGTTCAGTTTTATTGCCGCAGAACTTTGCGGCGCGTAGTTGATCTGTGCAACAGTAACCGCGTGAATCAGCTCATGTACAAGCGTTTCTTGTCTAAGAGTGTTCTCCGCAAAAGAGGTGTACCCGTTAATGGTGACTTCTACTTTTGTAGATTCTCCAAGACCACCAACACGCGTAGTCGCTACACCACGTGCACCCTTGAGCACCGCCCCGGGGTCAGTCAAGCGGAACGAGAACTCGACGCCCATGTTCGTCAGTTCTTCAACACGGCGCTTTACCTTGACCATGACTGCACGGTCAAGAACATCACGTGCGTTCAGAATGGCGTAGTCGACAACTTCATCAAACGTTGCGCCACGTAGAGCGGCATCCATCTCCTTCGAGTTACGCAGGTCTGCCTGTTCAAATCGTGTTTGCGTGTACTGGGGCCTTGGCAGTGTTCTGGACGCGGGAGCCGGAGCAGGCGCAGGTGGCTTAGGAGCCGGAGCAGGCGCAGGTGGCTTAGTAGCCGGAGCAGGCGCAGGTGGCTTAGGAGCCGGAGCAGGCGCAGGTGGCTTAGGAGCCGGAGCAGGCGCAGGTGGCTTAGGAGCCGGAGCAGGCGCAGGTGGCTTAGGAGCCGGAGCAACACGAGTCATCTCCGCCCATTGCGCTTTTTTAGCTTCGATTTGTCGCCCTAGCTCATCCCACTTTTTGCGTGCAGGTGACTTAGCCGCAGGTGCACGTCCAGCCTTAGTCAGCAGTGCCTGCTGTTGTCTCTTTAACTCTCGAATCTCATCCATCAAAGCGTCAGATTCAGGGGTATTCCTCCCACTGACAGACGGTGTAGGAGCCGCAGGGGGCGGAGCAGGTGTAGGAGCCGCAGGAGGCGGAGCAGGTGTAGGAGCCGCAGGGGCTGGCGTCTCTACCTTAGCGTACTTGGCAAGCAGATCAAGTGCAGCTTGAATGCTCTTGGTTGCGCTCTTGACCCGGTTCCCATCTGGTTCGGTATGTTGCGCGTAGAACGCGTCGTACTCGTCCTGGGGGATGCTCCCAGACACTTGCTCAATCTGCTCGATCAGATCTGCACGTTCAGCCGGAGTGCGCTTGGCAGGTTTGGGCGTCGGTGCTACTGCAACGGGCTCGCCTGTTTCTCCGCCAGCAGGCTGTCCAGCATCCTCGACAGGAGGAACCAATCCGCTTGGCTCAGGGGCTCCAGCCCCTTCGGTGGGGGTGACGGCAGCGGGTCCGCCAGCCACTGGAGCGCCTGCTCCACTTGGTTGTTCGACAGGTTCGACAGCACTTGGAGTCTCCGGTTCGGGCACCGCAGGTGCCGGGGTAGGTTCAGCCGCCACGGGCGGCGCGGCGGGTTCGACGGCGGGTGCCGTAGGTACCGCAGGCTCAGGCAACCGCGCCAAGAAGGCGTCGATCTTGGCTTCAGTCTTCGGGTTCAGCGTCCCCTCTTGTCGCTTGGCGTCGAGGTACGTCTGCAAGACGTCACGGACTTCGGGGTCAGCCGGTGCCTTACCGACCAGCATGTTGTGGATCGAACCGCGAGTGAACCCGATCTTGGCAACCGTCGCGCTGTCAAGCACGTCAGGCAGGGGCGCAGGGGCACCCACCTTGCGGACCTTGGGCTCTTCGACAGGCGGGGCTTCCGTTGTGGGTGCCGTAGGCGGCGTCCACCGACCTCCACCGACCTCGACCAGACGGGCATCAAGCTCATCGAACTTCCGACGCGCAGGGCTCTTCGGTGCCGGGGGCTTGCCATTGACCAGCATGTCCTCACGCTGCTGACGCAGGCGAGCAATCTCTTCGCGACGTGCTTGGGTAGGATCGAACTCCTCGCGGGGCGTCACAGCCGCTACGGCTGCTTCATCAGCAGGAAGGAACCTGTCCGCACCCCGCTTGTTGGCTACGCGTTGCTCGACATCTTCGCGCTGCCTGCGTGCACGCTCGGCTTCCAAAGCCTTGAGCGCCTCGTTGCGCTGGTTGGTAGGGCGCTCCTGTTTCAGCGTCTCAATCGCCTGCGTCAGCTTTGGGTAAGCCTCGTTGATGGGCAACCCCAGCGTCTCGTCAATCGTGGATTGGGCAGTGTTGGCCGGTGCCGCTTTCGCCGCCTCCGCCGCCTGACGCTCGGCCTCTCGCTTGGCCTTGACCACGTCGATCTCGGTCTGGCCTTCGGGCGGCACCGGTTCACCAGTACCCGCACCCCGGGCTCGACGACCCAAAGCGAGGTCAAAGAGACCCTGTGCCAGACCACCCACGGCACCGCCGTAAGCCGCCTGCTCACCAAGGCCCTCGATGAGTTCCTGCTCGGGCTTGTAGACGCCCCGGGCAATCATGTTCTGGGCAAGGCCTGATGCGGCCTCCTGAGCGGCTTCCTCGCCGCTTGCAATCGCGATGCGCTTGACGCGATCGACCGCTGTCAGAACCTCACCTTCCGGCACGCGCTTGAGGATGCGGAACGGCGCGAAGACCTCCAAGGCCCCCGGCAAGGTGCCCAGCGCGGTCGCTGTGGCACGCTGCTCTTCAGTGGCACCCTCGGTCTCGGCTCGCGTCCGCGCCTCGCCTGCACCGGCTCCAACGCCAAGGCCTACGGCAGCGGTTCTACCTGCAAGGCCCAATGCCCCAAGGGGCAACATAGGCAAGAAGGACCCAAAGGCCTCACCGAACTTGCGCCCGACCGTGTCCCCATACCCCGGAGCCGGGGCGAAGGGTGCCTTGGCAGCGCCAGCCACTTGGGCGATAGTCTCTCGGGCAGCGCGTTCTTGCTCCTCTGGCAGGAGGGCTGAGGCACCGATGGCGGCTTGCTCTACGAGCCCGACCGCACCGGGGATGACGCCCTTGACGGCTTCACCTACTTGACCTAAAAAACTCGTCTCAGGGACCTGCCCTGCTTCAGGCGATTGCGCCAGCACCGCCTGAATGACTTGTTCCTGTGTCGCACCCGGTGGCCCCTCGATCTCATACGTCTTACCGTTGGGGGCCGAGATGCGATAGGTTGTCATGGCTTTTCGACTACAGTAGCTGTACCCCACCCTTGGGTGGTAGCGCCCGGGGCCGCACTGGCTTGACCGGAGGTTGAGAAGTATCCTACCACCTGTTCTCGCGTAACGCCAAGAGGGGCGACTTGCGTAGCGACTGCGTCGATCTGCTGATCAATCAAACGCTGCCTTGCAGAGCCCTTAAGACTCGAAGGTATAGGATTCTTACTCTGTACATCCGCGATAGCTCTGCGAACTAAGCTATCTTTTTGGAAGTCTGATCTCCCAGCGGTAGCTTCACCCCTGTTAGCCGCAGCAGTAGCTGCCGCGTTGGCGGTGGTTTGTTTGATCTCCAACTCAGTATACTTCTCGTTCATAGCAGCGCGAATTTCCGCCGCCTTGAGCTTCGCCCGTTGTTCACCCTCGGTGTCCTTCTCCGCACGTGCCAGACGTGCTTCAGCTTCTGCTCTGGCGAGTTCCTGACGGAGTTTGACGAGGTTGGCTTGCGCTTCCCTACGCCCCTTCTGCTGGCCTGCACGGGCTTTGACCAAACCAGTGGCAGCACCCATCAGCGTGTCACCAAGTCGATCTGTACCCCTCATGCCCTCAAGGATTGCAGCCATGAGTTCGGGGTTCTCGAAGATGTTCTGCTCTTGTTGCGCTTCAAGTTCCCGCATCTGCTGTTCCGCAGGGTCTATCGACGCTTTCAGCATCGCGTCATAGGCTTGGCGTGCTTCAAGGACTCGGGGGTCTACCGCTGCGGTACCCTCAACGCCCTTTGCCAACTGCTCGGACATCCGAAGGTATTCCGCCAGTCCACCCCTCTGCGGTGCGGCAGCATCACCAGCACCACCAACACCGGCACCGGTACCAGCAGTGCGGGCGGCAGGAGGACGAGCAGGGGGGCGAGCCACAGGAGCCGCAGCGGCAGCGGCGGCAGCGGCAAGGCCAGCGGGAGGTTTCGACTCGCGGATAGCACGGGGCTCGGGGTACGCCTGAACTACTCCGGCTTGGTTTTCCCGAGCCGTGATTTTGTCCATAGCCGGTGTCAGACTATTCTGACCAAACGCCTCTGGGATGAAAGGTAAAGGAACACCAAAAGCCCTAGGCCCCCGTGCAAGAGTGTTATATACACCAGCTAGTGCTCGAACTGGCATCGTGAATACGTCGTATCCAGCAGCAGCCAGTTTTTCTGCCGTCATGCCCATTGAGCTAAGCGCAGACAGAATACTCTGCCTGTCTTGTGCTTCTTGGCTGGTGGCTCCTTCCGCCACGAGGTCTTCATCAAGATCTTCAAGGTCAGCTTCCGCCAGACCACCCTTATCGAACGCCACCATCCCACCACTGGCCATCCCTGGCACCGGCTGTTGTGCCTGTGCCTGCTGAAGTGCCATCTTCAACTGGTCATAGATGGTAGGCGACATCTGCTGCGCCTGCGACATCGCCTGCTGACCCTGAGCAGCGCGTTCGAGGTTCGCTGTCTTGACAGCCTCATTCAGCGCAAGCAGTTGTTGGAACGGCTGCGGTTGAGACGCCATCGGATTGGGGTTACGGGGGGCGATAGCCCCAAGTCCAGCGTTCATCATGGTCACTTCCCAGCCCTAGAGAAATAGTCCATCAGGTTGTACGCACCGAGCCCGCCTTGGAGCCCTGCGGAAATCGCTGACTGTCCTTGCGTACCGGGCTCGTACATGTTGGCCCGCACGGGGAGCCCTTGCAACAGTGACGACATAAACGTCGCCGCCCCCCGAGGCGCGGCCACCGACTCCTCGAACTGCTTGAAGCCGAAGTCCAACGGCTCCTGTGCGATCCGGCGCTGCTCCTTGCCTGCGGCCAATTGATCGGCGAGGGACTTGAGTCCGTACTCGGCACCGAACTGCTGCGACTCTTCCCCGTACTTCTGCGCTTTGAGCCCCATTTCGGATTCTGCGAGCCGCTGCTCCATCGCCCGGTCGTAGGCAGACTGCAAGCCCTTGGAGCGAATGTCCCCGATCTGCGTGCCGAGATTCCTCTGGCGCTCGGCCTCCATGATGGCTTGCCTGCTGCCGCCGTAAGCCCCGGCACGGGCGAGCCGCCCCTGCTCCGCTTGGCGTGCAATGTCCGCTTCGCGTCGAGCTTCCCGAGCCTCGATGTCAGTCACCGCCGACATGTACGGCGACATGTAGTCCTGCACGGAGCCAACCTGCCCCAGGCCAGTGTTGAACTGCGTCGGACTGTACGGGTTGATCGCACCGAGACCCGCGAAGGCTTGAGACTCCAGAGGCGAGTACCCTGCACCGTACTGACCCGTGGTGGGGTCCATCTGCCCAAACGCAAAGCGCTGACCGGTGAACGGGGTGAACGGCATGTTCGCCGCTTCGAACCCCTTGCCCAACATGCCGTAGACGAACGGCGCGAAGTTGGGACTCAGTGTCGACTGGGACGGGTCGATAGCGGGCGGTGGGGTGGTAGTGGTGACGTCAGCCATCACGCTCTCCTCTCAAGGGCACTCATCAGCCCGTACATGCGTTTGGGACCACCAGCCTCCTGCACTGCACGTCGGGGGACGTAGGCTTCGCCGTTTGACACCCGTGCCGGAGTCTGTCCTTTGGACCCAGTGATTGTCGCTGGGATGCTGTCGCTTGTGCCAGTCCCCGGACCGCGAATCATGCGTGCCTGAGGCAGCGCCGCCGCCAAACCACGCGGCCCGCCAGCTCCCTTGACGGCTCGTTCGGTCAGAACGAAGCCACCGTCTTCCATGTTGACGTGCCCTCCTTGGGCGTAAGCGTGCATCAGGCCACCGTCGGCTGCATAGCGCACGAGGTCACTGTACTTGCCGGGGTTCTTCACCTCAACAAGTTGACGTGGTGCCGTCATGCCGTAGGAGACACCGCCCCCGGTGGGTTTGGTTCCGCGCCGACGGTCTTTCGCACTGGCGAGTGCTGCCAAGATGCTGAGCAGTCCCTTGGGGGTCGACGCAAAGCCCATTGCACCGCGCAGTAGCCTGCTGAGGTCGAAACCGGAGCCGCCATAGTCACGATCTTCGTTGAAACCAAACATCTCGGGTTCAACTCCCCCCACACCGGAGTCATCCATGTAGGGCTCGTCGTACCCTGCTCCAGAGTAGTAGTCTAGGTAAGCACTCATCACGCTTCTCCAAAATCATAGGCCAGCAACGGCCCGTAGGGTCCTTGGGCTGTACCGTACAACAAGCGTCGTGTGGCGGCTTCAGGTGTTGTGGCAGCGGGGGTCGTTGGTGCAGTTGCCACAGCGGGGGGTTCGTTCCCGCCAGATTCGTACAGGTTGGAGTCCGGTGAAACGTATGCACGCGCCGGAGTGGTCACTCCCGACGTTGCAGGAATGGGCGCTGAAGGAGTCCCGCCGAACAGCCCCATGATGCCTTGTGGACCCCGGTTGATCGCATCAGTGATGGAGCTGACGAACCTAGTACCCTGTCCAGGCTGCGGTTGAACCGCGCCAGAGACACTCTTTTGGATGGCAGGACCCAAACCAGATTCTTTCATCGCGATACCCGCCAGCGGGCCGAGCCCTGCACGGCCAAGTGCACCGGTTGCCAACCCAGCGACTGCACCGCCTGCGGCGGGTCCGACACGGCCTTCGAGGAGATCACCAACGACACGGCCACCACCCGGGATACCGAGCTTGCTCGCCAAAGCATCCAGCCCAACACCCATCAAAGCCTGACCCGGCGTTGTCCGCCCAGAGAGCACATTTGCACCCGAGCGGATCGCGTTGAACGCCAGTCCCATACCCGGAGGGAGCCCTGCTGTGAACAGCGAAGGACCGTACTCGGTGAGGAAATCGTTGGCACGAAACGAGTTCAGCAGTTGCTGTGCAGTCTGGTCGGGGTTGTTGGGATTGAGTCCTTCTAAACCGCCATATCCCATACCGACAAGCGCACGTACTGCTTCGCGCTCGTTCATCCCACTTCGGCCATAGACTGGTGCATTCAGCCTAGGCTCTGTTGGTTGGGTGGCAGTTGGTTGGGTGGCAGTTGGTTGGGTGGCGGGAGCAGCATACGACGGTCGAGCCCCACCAAGGAGGCCCGCTTCTTCAAGCATTCCGAATGATGGAGTCTGGCCTGTCGGAAAGTCTTCCATTCCATAGGCATAGGGGAAGTCCTCCATTCCGTAGGCACGGGTAGGTACCCTATCTAAACCATAAGTCGAGTCCTTGAACACTGAGTTCCGAAGGCTGTCGATGTTTGGGGTTGCAAGTCCAGGGACATACGGATACGCCTGCATGTCGATCAACGCATCGATTGCGTTGCGAGCATTCATCCCGCTACGGCCATAGACGGGTGTATCTAGTCCTAGGCCAGCGAGAGGATCAAACCACGACCCTTCGTTGTACTGGTCAGATTCCCCACTACTACTGGCAGCGTCAATAGCGTCCCTATTGGACACCGCGTCCATCGCTTCGCTCATTTCACTCGGACTCATATCATCCTCACGGAAGAATCGGCCTCGGCTCAGGGAGCGGGGCGATGAAGTTTACAGACAGCACTGACGATGCGCCAGCGGGGTATGGTGTGGTGGCGGGCGGTGCTTCGAGCTGGATCTGGGCGAAGTCCGTGTTCACGGACATCTTCAACTCGATGTACTCACCCGCAGCAAGGTCGATGTTGAAGTTCCACGTTATTTCACCGTAGTGTCCGTTGTCTTTGACAGTGTGGATACGTGTGGAATAGCTGATGTTGGTGCCGTTGCGGGCAATCCACACCGATACTGACTTGGCGTTACCGCTGGAACTCAACAACTGGCCGGTGTACTGGAAGTTGTAAACACCGCTGACGAGTACCTGAACCTGCGTTGTACTGGCCGTGTTTGTTACGGGGTCCCACAGACGCACCGCGTTGCTCAGATACGTCTGGTCAAACTCGATCGGCTCCGCCGTGTTGTTCGCAGGGAACGGTTGGTCTTGGGTGTTGAAGAACAGCCCATTGGGGCAGTCGATGAACTGCCCACCGTTGCGGCCCAGCACCTTGTCGAAGACGTTCTGGATCTGGTTGAAGAACAACCGCAGCACATTGTTGTGCGAGTCCAAGTACTGGCGTGAGTAGTCCGGCGTCGGCAGGGGCAGCGCCGGGTTGGTGGGCTTGCTGAGGAAGCTCAACTCTTGCGCCCGCTAGGCCGCACGTCCATGCGCGGCGTACCCAACTGCCACTGCACACCCAGTCCGGTCGAAGCAACGCGCAGCGACATCTGCCTGCCGCGCACGCGGATGTACAGGTTGCCGTCGTACGGCGTGACTGTTCCCGAGAAGCGCTCGATGCCGTTGTCCGCATCACGCTGCACGGTTGCCTCGTTGGTCAGCGCCACCGACATGTTGGCCGCAGGGCTGACGTTGTCCACACCCCGCGTGTAACCCGAGCCCGAGTTCTGGAGCGGCAGCAGCGCCATCGTGATGGACTGATTTTCAACCGTCGCCGTCGAACCCGTGAACGTCACGTCGGGCAGCATCCGGCGCACGAACCCGAAGTTGTGCCCGTCGTCGATGTCGAATTGGGACGAGGTGATGTAGGCCTCGATGGGCGCAGCCTCTGGTGTAGACGCGTCATCGCACCCTGTCTCGTGGTTGAGCAGGCGGCGGTTGTAGTCCGCAGCGATGGGCAGGTTGGAGAGGACGCTGGCGTCGAGCCACGCGGTGCGCCCCAAGGAGCCGTAGTACCAGATCCTCTCGGCGTAGTTGAAGACCGCGTAGCGGTCGACCACCGTGTTGGGATTGGCAGGCGTGCCCGTGCCGTCCGGGCCAGTGATGGAGCAGTAGAACCACCACACCTCGCTGAACTGCTCCACGGTAGAGGCGAAGACCTGAAGGTTCTGGTTCGCGTTGAAGTCGTCGAAGATGAACTTGCGGATGTCGCAGTTGAGCGTCTGCACCCGCCCGTCAAAGACGTAGAACTTCTCGTCGCCCATCCAGTAGGTGACGCCTGCCGCCACTGCCCATGCACGGTCGCTGACGATGGTGATGTTGTCCGCGAGGATCTGCGAGCCCCACACGATGGGCGGGCCGAGGTACTGGAGTGAGTACAGCGCGATGTCTGTCCAGATGAGGATCTCTTGCCGGGTCTGCGCCACGGCGCGGATATCGGAGCCCCGGGACAGTGTCAAGTCGCCCGCCTGCGTGGTGGCCGACGGCGTCCAGTTGAGGTAGTCCTCCTGATCCGACCAACGGATCAGCATCGGGTTGAGGTCTGACGGACTTGTCGCGCCGATAGGCGTGGTGCCAAAACACAGCACGATGCGCGACGCATCGGACACCATGCGGTAGTTGGCTGCGAGCGGCGCGTCTGAAGCGCCGGGGTCGTCCGCGATGTTGGTGCCGCGTGCGGTAAACCCTGCCGAAGCGTCCCAGTAGTACACCCCGCCGCCCTTGGGTCCGTAGATCAAATCCTCGCCGAAGTTGTACGCGTTCCACAGGTTGATCTGCGTAGGTACGAAAGGCGTCAAGCTGCCGCCCCAGACGCCGCTACCCCAAGTGCCGCCGCCCCAGCCCGTAAGAATACCCGGAGGTGGGTACTGAATCGGCGTGCCGATGTTGGGCTGATACTGCGCCGTGACGGAGCCGCCACCGGGAGAGCCCGGTGATTGGTCTGTAGCATTCGCCAGCACGGGCGCCCCCGTGCTCGGATCTCGTGCGTTGAACCTGTAGCTGTTGGCGTTGACGACCTCGGTTACCTGATACTCCAGCTCAAGCACAGCCTGCGTCATGTTGCCGCCAAGGCCTGTGACGTTGTCGAACTGAACGTAGTCCCCGACAAGCCGACCGTGACTGGTGTGCGCCACGGTAATGACGGCGGAGCCGTCAACCGCACTGAACGGGTTGGTCAGCGCATAGGTGTCAATTGGCGTGATGTCGTAGTACGCGCCGTAGTAGACGTAGTACTTAACCTCGGTGCCCAGACCGAGGTAGACATCCCAAGGCCAGAGCGCCCGTGCAAAACCAAGGAACTGGTCGTTGTTGACCTGCTGCCAGCCGCCAATCTTCTCAGGTTGCCCCGAGCGGAAGCGCACCTTGTCGCACTCGTACCATCCGCCTTCACCCGTATACCGGGTGGCTTCTCTAAAAATTCCGGGTTTGAGCCGTAAGGCTTTAAGGGGCATCGCTGGCTCCTTTTTTCTTAGCCCAATAGGCTTTTTTAGCCTCGCTAAGTTTTTTTCTTGTGTCGTCAGAGACAGTCGCTTTTGCTTCTTTGAGCTTGGCTACGGTCTCCACAGTGTGCTTTTTACCGGTACTGGCCTGACGTAGCTTATCTTTATGCGCCTCTGTTAGCGGCCCACGCTTACTACCGAGCTGACGGGCTGTAATAGCAAGACCAAACTCTGGCGGGTTCACCCGTTTTTTCATACCCGCCGCAATTCGTGCTTTCCACTCTTCGCTAAACGGAGCCCGTTTAACGCCTAGCTTTTTTTGGCGTATTTTGTCTTTCGTTTCTTGAGAAGCTGGAGAACGCTTGTTTGCATTCCATTCACGTATAGCAGCCCTGTGCGCTTCTGAAATAGTTTTATTTTTATGGGTACGGCTTATTTTTTTTCTGATTTCTTCGGTATATCGGATCGCGCCAGCTACGTTTAGATTGTAGCAAGAGACATTCTGCGCAAACATCGCCCGGATGATTGCGGCTTCAAAAGTACGGCATACATCGTACGTGTTGACTGTCAAAATTTCACGTGAAAAATCACTAGGACGAGCTTCGTATGCTTTAAGCATATGCCTAGAAGAACACACATAGCCATCGTCTGTACGGCCCTTGTGCAGCCCTACATACAACTTGGCTGTTGCGCGGTCTGTCCAGCAGTAAACGAAGCTGTCCATAATTAGTTTTTCAGCGGCATGGCAGACTCAGCTCAGCGACGCTTGTCCCACACCGACCAGCCGATACCCGCAAGGGTAGCCACAGAGCCGACCACGGCGTTGACGGCATCGCCGTCCAGGCCCCAAGAGACGAAGAAACCGCCGCCGACAGCGGTCAGAATGTGTCGCACAAGCGACGCGACGATGGTTGCGTTCATAGAACCTCCGGTTTACGGAACACACGCGCTGGCACTCTGGTGAAATCACCGTCCAGCCACGCGATTTGAACAGAGTCTCCCGTCAGAAGCCAGCACCCCGGCACACGCACCGGGCCTTGGAGAAACACCGCCCACCGGGCGCTCCCCACGCAAGGACCCGCCTCGGCGTACAACTCAACCCGCGCACCACCCTCACGATACTCGGCCACAGGGGCCGGGGCTGCGGCAAGCAGCAACGCGACGGCGAGAGCAGTCATAGCGGCCTCACATGGTCAGGATGTCGCAGCAGCGGCGGGTCCACCCGCGACCGAAATCGTCAAAGGTGCCGAGGTTGGTCATGAAGCGCAGGCGCTGGGCCACGAGGCGGGCGCGGAGCGCGTCGGGGTTGGCTTGGTTGGCCGCAGACATGGTCTGGGGGCCGATGACACCGTCGTCCGTCACGCCAAGGGCCCGCTGTAGCCAGCGCACCGACTGCGCAGGGCCTGAGTTCACCGCAGCGTCGAAGACGGCGTAGCGGACCGCAGGGGGCAGTTGCTCAGCACGGACAGCGTTCCAGTAGTCCTCACGGTAGATGCGCTTGGCCAGATCAAGCGGCAGCTCGCGCATGTCGCCCCGGTAGCCCACCCTGCGTGCCACAGCCTCGGTGATGCCGTAGCGGGTCTTGCCGCCCGGGTCAGCGGCGTGGTTGACGAACCCGCCCTCATGCTTGAGGAGAACGTCGAATGCTGCGTCGAAGTTCATGGGTTACTCGTAGAGGATGTTGATGGAGCCCGCGTCGAAGGTGTCGCCCCCTGCGGAGATACGCAGACGGTCAAGCGTCCCTGAGAGTGCTTTTTGGCCTGCACTAAAACACATCGCGGCAAGGCCGGAGTCAACACCGTGTACACCAGACCCCACCCACAAGTTTGTCGCAGAGTTGAGCAAAGTCAAAACAAAATGGCCTGAAAGAGTGTACACAGTACCGTTGTAACGAAGCTCAAACGCGTCACCGCTATAGTTATTACCCCCAGTACCACCACCTATGATGTTTGTCTGAGCGCCGGTATACCCTGTAGTTTCTATACCCCCAGAATCACCGATTTGGATGTCAATAAAATTGCTTCCGTTGGTGCTTACACCCGCAAACATCACGGTAATTCGCTTGACCCAGGCGGGTATTCCCGTGAAATCAATTTGTGTACCGCTAGTGCTTGCTTGAACGGTATCCAACACCAACGCACCCTTGCGCAGCGCATCGGGCGTGATCGCCCGCGTGGTGTCGGTGCCAGTCCGCACCTCGGCGTCGGTGGCGAGTTCGACAAGGCCTTCAGCCGACGTCGTCGCGGAGGCGAGCGTGCCGCTCACCCAGTTCCCCGCACCATCCGAGCGCAGCACGTTGCCCGCAGTGCCCGGAGCCGAAAGCCCAGTGCCGCCGTTGGCGGCGGGCAGAATGCCCGTCACGTCCGTCGTCAAGGCGACCTTGCCCCAAGCAGGCGCGGTACCCACACCCCCGGCACGCAACACGTTGCCCGTGGCGACACTGGCGAGCTTGGCCAGCGTCGTGGTTGTGCCCGCGTACAGCAGATCACCCACAGCGTAGCTGCTCTGCCCAGTGCCCCCAGAGGTCGCGGCAAGAGCGGTTCCAAGGGTCAGCGACGCCACGTGCGTCATCGCCTCTTCCACCCCTGCGGTGGTGACCTTGAGCATCATCGATCTGCCGTTGGGCACGCTGACGCTGGTGCCGCCAGACGTCGTTACCGTGACGGCATCTCCTGCGCTGTTCTTGATGAAGTACAGCTTGGAGCTTGTCGCACCCGGCGCAGCGGGGACGGTGAGGGTGGCAGGTCCCGACAAGGTGCCCGTGAGGACGATGAATTGATTCCGCGCATCGGATGAAGCGCCACTGGCAATCGCACTAAGCGTGTTCGGTCCTGCGGTGGTCACCGCTACGCTGATTGCACCCGCAACAGCCTGCTCAACAAGCGCGGTCACACCGCTGTTGACCGTGGTGCCCCAGCCCGTAGCGCCCAGATCCGGCTGCGTCAGTTTGAGCAGTGCGGTGTAACTTGCCATGATGACCTCAAGTTTGGATCTCGACCCAGTTCGGGCCCTGCGCGTCGTTGATCTGCACCCATCCCGGGGACTGCGCCGTTATCACATTCTGCCAGTTTGCGCTCTGGGTGTCATCTATCGGATTCCAGAGGTAGCCTCCAACGACGACGTCGGTGATCGCGCCTGTCTCGCTCAACGAGACGCTGAAGGTCGAACCGGCCACGGCAGGGGTGTCCTGCCCAATCGCTGAGGCGCTGAAGCTCGCGTTGAAGGTCGACGCAGCGACGGCAGGGGCGTCAAGCCCCGAGGCCGTGTCGGAGAAGAACACGTTGAGCGTTGCGGCAGCGGAGACTGCGTCCGCACCTGTGGCTGCGTCCGAGAACTCGACGCCGAGCGTGGCAATCGTGGAGACCGCGTCTGCCCCCGTGGCAGTGTCGGAGAAGGCTGCGCTGAAGGAGAGCCCGGCCAGCAGGCTGTCCGCGCCCGTGGCGGTGTCGGAGAAGGCTGCGCTGAACGCGGCAGTGGCGCTGAAGGCATCCACCCCTGTGGCAGTGTCGGAGAAGGCTGCACCGAAGGTCGAGGCTGCGACGGCAACGGTGTCAGCACTCGTAGCGGTATCGCTCACCGAGACATTGAAAGTCCCCGTGGAGGAGACTGCGTCGGCACCCGTGGCCGTGTCGGAGATGGCCGCGCCGAAGGTCGAGGCTGCGACGGCAACGGTGTCAGCACCCGTGGCCGTGTCGGAGAAGGAGACGTTGAACGCAGGGCCTGCGGAAACGGTGTCAGCACCCGTGGCCGTGTCGGAGAAGGACGCGTTGAAGGCGAACGAGGCGGAGACTGCGTCCGAGCCCGTGGCGGTGTCGGAGAAGGAGACGTTGAACGTCGTACCGCCCGAAGCCTCGAACAGCCAGCCCAGCGAGCCGTTGTTGGTCGAGTTGGCCCCGGCGTACCACGTGGTGTTCAGATCGTAGGCGCGGATGCCGGTGATCGTCAGGTAGTCAGGCGCGGTCACCGTGCCCGAGGTCAGCACCAGCGTCGCGGGGGAGGAAGCAGAAGTCCCCGTCAGCGTCAACACTCTACCGGCTTCACCCGTGGCAGTGAAGCTGCCCACCCGCTGTGTCGTTGTGCCGAAGTTGATGGCGGTGGCACCAGTGGCTTTGTAGGTGTTGGTGATGTTGGCGAAGGTGTTGTTGCCGCTGATGGTCAGTGTGCCTGCGCCGCCTTGGTTGAGGGTGATGCCGCTGTAGGAGGCGCCGCCGCCTGCGAAGGTCTTGGTAGATGCGGAGGTGAGGCTGATGGTGCCGGTGCCGGTAGCAGTAAAGCCAGTGCCACCAGTATTCCAAGCCGATGCGCCAGACGCCGCTACCGACCATGTGCCCGAGCCAATACCGAGCGTTCGCGTTTCCGTACTGGTAACGCTAGATGCTTGAACATTGGCTGATCCTGATAAAGTAACGTTATATGTATTTGCTTCTAGTGTCCCTGAACCCAAGGTAATACCGCCCGAAGCATTATCGATATGCAGGGCGTCTTGTAGTGTAACAGAGCCGTTTACAGCATAAACACTAATCTGTTGTGTAAAAGTTTTTCCAGCGCTAGTGATTGTTTGACTGCCCCTACCCATAAAAAATATAACTTGCGTGCCAGTCAGCGTCGTCCCTGTCCCATTGATCCAGTTGCCGTATATTGTGGGTATGGTTGAGCCCGTCGCCAGCGTCATCGTATTCGTCGTCCTAGCCGACATGTTGATGGTGCCAATGTTGTAGGCGGCGTTAACGGTGATGGTAGCGCCGCTGTTCAACCCCGTAGC